GTCGCGTGACTCGAAAGCACGGCCACGGTGCAAGACAGCAGCAACCTGCTTGTCTGCAGTGATCTTGCCTGGGGTCAGTGAAGAGCTATCAGTTAGAACTTCAAAGTCACCAGATAGGTTGGCTTTATAAAAAGGGACTTGCACGAAGTCTCCACCACCCTCTGCAGCATTTAGCTCAGCCATTGGCTGCACCACACCGCTAGCCAAAAAGGCATCACGCTGAGTTGTTTGCTCAATGACGTAAGGCGTAAATACCTCAGGGATGATGATGTCGCTCCTAAGAGTCGCCATCTGTCAAAAAGAAGAGAATGTTTACGGTGTGGGCACAGCCCAATGGCGCAGCACAGCTTTGCCGTTACATCACATGTTAGCGATTTGCGACGTTTTTAAGCTTTTCATACATATCACGATCAGTTCTAAATAGCCGAGACTGTTCGGTAAGATTGAAGGATTCTTTGCTGAAAGGATTCTTCACACCGGCAATCGAATCATTTGAACTGCGCCCAGATGGTGCACCACTGCCTTGTGGCTTGGGCTGCTTTTGCATCCAAGCTGGCAGAGTCTTGGCCCATTCACTGACGGGCGTTCTTTGATAGCCATCAACAACAACGACGGTGCCATCAGCCTCACGCTCGATTTGCTCACTCGTCAGCTTGGTTTTAAGGATCAAATCAGGATCGTGCACAACATCAGCCAAAGCACTGACAGCAGGCGTGATTAGCTCCAGCTCACGAACACGCGCTTCAAGTTCAGAAATGCGTTTGTCCTTCTCCGCCGTCGCCTCACGGAGCTGTTGCTCCAAAGCTTGTCGGGCTTCCCCGTACTTGCCTTGCTTCTCTAGGTCAGCTTGCTCTGCTTTCGCTTTGAAGTCCAGCAATTCTTGAACATCAACGCCCTCAGGCACAGCTTTGGCTTGTGCTTTGGCTTTTTTGTACTCATCCAGCAATTCAGCATTCTTGCGCCTCATTGATTCGAGCTCTGTCTTCAGTTCGCTGGTATCAACAGATTGCTCCACAGGAGCAGTTTGTTCTTCTGACATGAATTAGCCACAGGCTAAGTTGCGTCACCACTTTACCTTGTCTGCCCAATATGCAGCACTAGTTTTACCTTTAGCAATATTTTTCGCATGACGTGCTTTGAATGACGCACGCTTTGCCTTATCCGCCGCTGATTCGCCCTTGCGCGGGGGCTTTGGTTTAGCGCCCTGCATGCCGAACCGAATGATCCTCTCCTTGCCTTTGTCTTTAATGACGACAGCATGCGATTTGCCACTCGAATGGCTCGGCGTCCGAATCGGCTTGTCATAGCCTGCAAAAGTATGCCCCCCACGCTTGATCTGTGCCATTGCTAGCGCTTTGGTGCCGCCTTCAGTTGTGAACGACGCTTCAAGACAGGATTGCCCGTGCTCTCTGACTTGATCCGCACAATGGGATCAGCATCAGTGCCAACGCGAGTCACTGTGCCACCACTTGGCCCCTTAATTGAAGCACGTTTGCCACCACTGCCGGTAACCTCACCAAAGGTCCGCTTGCCTTGATAGACCCAGCTTACGCGTGAGCCTTTTTTCACTTTTTCTTGCCCCCTTTCTTTTTCTTTTTAGGCGCAGTCATCTGGGGCTTTTTGGGGCCGGAGTAGCGTGGCATCAGTTTGTCTCCTCGTTAGTAGATTTTTTGGCGTTTGCCTTCTTAGGCGCAGGGCGTTTCGGAGGGCAAGATGCTGGGGGCGCTTGCTCGTTCGCCACCGTCAACTGGAATTTGCTATGAAGCTTGACCACTGAAGTACCGAGATCTGAGCTGCTCCAAGGTTAGCTCAGACCCATCTTTCTTAACGTATTTCTTAATAGCGTCATTAGCGCCGTATTTTTTCACCAACCCATCCCACATCGCAAGGCGGCCAGGACCGAGCACGTCTTTTTTCGTCGCTTCATTCTGGTCATTTAGCCACTCGCCATAGTCGTCGCGGATATTCTTGAATTCTTTCTCAAGCCCAGATGGAATGTTCACATACCTTGAGCGGCAGTTGTAATGCTGCGGGGGGTAGGGTCCTTTCCCATGTATGAATACTTCTCCGTCTAAAGCTCGGCATATCGCTGATGTTTTCGTGTCCAGTGTCGCTGTGTACCGGTATTTCTTTGTCAGATCTGGATTATCAGCGGCAACAATCCGGTCGGCTGCTACAGAAACTTGATTAACGCTCGTGCGCACAATCGCTCTGATCTGATTGTTAGGGATGCTGGTTGCTTGTCCTCCAGCAGCAATAATCGTATCGATAGATCCGCGTTGTTCACGGTTCAACCTACCTTTGACGCTGCGAACAATGCTCTCGATTGATTGGCCTTCAAGGATGCCATTCCGCACAGACAAGCTGAATAATTCAGACTGGCGTGATGACAGATTACGGAATGCCTCCCTAAGCACCTCGCCATTCGGCAATGAGACTTGCTGGCCCACTGTCAGTTGGAATGTGATCGGATCTGATGCTACTCGGAGAAAACTATCGCTAAGGTCAACAACACCAGCGGCTGTGGGCTGAGATGTCACTATTGCTTGTGCTAGCGAAGGGCTGATCTCGACAGTGCGCACAGTTCTTGCAGCACCTGCAGGTAAAGCTTTTTGCAGCTGCTCTGCAGAGAATTCAGACTGCAAAACAGCCAGCCCTTGAAACTCTCGCGTGATTTCGTCGATGCTAGTGGCTGACCAGGTACTCAAAGAGTCATTAACCTGCGCCAGAATCGCTCGTAATCTTGCAGCCTTCACAGGTGAGGCAAGCTCGTCAATCCCTCGCAGCTGATCTACAGCATCAAGCACGACATCGTTATAAGCGCGAATCAGCCGTCGAGATATGCCATTGCTATATCGATTTAAATCAATAGCGTTGCGATACATCTCTTGGAGCTTGCTCATTGCTTAAGGATGCCTAGAGCTTTCGGATCTTCGATACATACCACGCAGACGTCGGCGCCAAGCCGCAAAGCTTCACTCAGAATCGAGGTAAATTCAGCAAGCACATCCTTGTCATAGATTGCAATGCTGCTCTCTGTCACGGCGCAAACCTTGCCGTCCAAATACCATGTCATTCGGATTACTGCGAAATACTGATTAGCAAGCTTGTCATGGGTATAAAAAAATGGCCTGCTTGGCGGTTCTTCTGCTTTTGGCCTGCGTAGGTTATTCAGCCAATCCATCATCTGCCTCCGGCTCTCCTTCTGGCATTATGACTTCTTGCTGTGGAACAGGTTGCGGCGTCTCTATCAATCCGCCAGCCTGTGTGGCTTCTAGCTCGGCTTCAACAGCGAAGCCGTCACCTAGAACCTCCCCTGCCTCTAATTGCAGCAACAACGTTTCCTGTGTCACTGTGCCAGCAGTGTAAATCTGCAATATCGCTTGGATCTCTTGTGGCTCAAGCCTTGCACCCATGAAGTCACGATTGACCAGGCTGCTGCCAGCCTGCGGCTCCTGCAAATAATCAGCGTGGAACCTCAAGCAATTGTCGATCATATCTTGCATCTGCTGGGCCACCACCATCATGGTGCTATCACCTTGACTGCGATCAATTCGCTTTGACTCGGCTGTCTCGGCTGCAAGTTTTGCACCCATCACAGCGGCAAGGCCAAGATCATTCATCTGCGAGACGATCTGATCAAGCCTGCGGAATTGTGCGTCATAGCTATTGCCACCGGGCTCAATGTAGCTTGCAGATGCTCCTTCAGGCAACGCTAAAGCTTCGCCTGGTCCTGCACTGATTTCTTCTGCTGCTGCAGGGAAGCCAAACAATGCAAGCATTGGCACTGCACTGATGTGTAGCTGATTCCCGAGATCTGATTGCACCTGATAGTGCTGCAAATTCAGCTCGGCAATATCAGCCAACGGTGGGAATGATTCCAAAACGCCAACGCGGTTGGAATAGGCAACGCTGAACGGAATCTCACTCAAACTTGTCGTGCCTTCGTCAATTACACGAAAGTCGCCTTTTTGATCTTTTTGGAAGATCTCAAATGCGCCAGGGGTCAGCACGCGCACTTGCTCGACCTGCTTCTCTCCATACAAGCCATCAGGAATGAGTACCTTCTCGAATAATCGCAGCTGGGTCAACTTCTGCTGCCCATCAGTCATTTCAGTGCGCCAGCCAAGAATATCCCTTGGTGTATATGTGATCCAGTAGGGGCGGCCATTGTCGCCAGATTTTGGTGCGTCAACTAAGACGCCAACATGCCCGTATCGGATACTCGTGCGAGATGTGTTGTATAGCCAAGTCTGTAAGTCATTCCCTTGCAGATCTACGTCAAATAGTTGCTCACGGATAAGGTCTGAGACATCATCAAGCCTGATAGGCTTTCGAGTCAGCATGCCTGCCAGCATGCGCTCTAGCCTGACATAATAGGGCGAGAGGACAGATCTGCTTAGCCGATTGTCGTAGCTGAGGTCAAGCTCTCTAGGTTCTTGCGGCAGGAATTTTCGGTGGCCCTTTCTGATTTTGTATGTGCCGCCCAGCAGAGTCTCAATTAGGCCCCAGTGAGGCTCCATACTCACCCAAGCCGTGCTTGGATCATTAACCTGAGTAACGTTGCCAACACGCTGGCGACCACCAGAGAATCCTGAATACACTGCTTGAACCCGCCCGATGTCTTCAGTTTAATAAAGCCTGATCCCGGTTCCCCTACCTGCGTTCATGTGTAGAGGATTGAGTTCTCGCCAAACTAAGTAGCCCAAGGCATCGTTCATGTGGTCATATCCCGATTCCTTGTCCGGTTCGCCCTTTTCTGTCCAGCATTGCAGCTCAAGCGACTCAATCAGCTTGGAGCATTTAGGTGCAATGTTGAGGCGGATCTCGCCTTTCCCATTTTCCAAAGCAGCTTGTAGAGCAGCCACCCTATCGCGGATCCTAGGGTTGGCTTTTGGCGATTGGTTGCTGAACCCGTATGATTCGAGGATCTGGATGTCTGTCCGGGATGCATTCGTGCTACGATTACCACCTGATGCGTCCGGGTAGATATAGATCTTCCGGTCAGGGTATCGCCTGCAAATCTCCTTTGCAAGTGCATCTGTGTCATGTGCATCACTGATCTCATCAATCACATGTAATCGCTTAGCAATGCGGACGGCAACAACCGCAGACATTCTGGCGACGTTAAAGTCGAGCCCGATTCTCAAAGGCTCGTTCTCAATTCCGCTAGGAGGCAACGTCGCATGTGTCTCACGTTTGAATCGGTCATAGACGGCGCCAGTATTCAGATTGACGAATTGCCCGTCTAGATATGCCTTGATCAGCCGCTCAGGGTAATTAGCTAGGAGTGAATCGATGAAACCTTCAGGCAAGTATGGGTTGTCGGCAGTGCGTGCACGAATCAAGCGCTTATCTGGCGCCGAGTTGCGCTCGAATGTATCCCAAGCCCAACCGAATCCCTCAGGCGTGGTAGCAACATAAAACTGCTGCATATTGCCAGACCGCAAGCGGGCCAGCGCCATCCGAGACGCCTGTTCAGCTGTGCGCCTATTGGTCGTGTCACACTCATCAAAGCCTACAGCACAAAGATTCTGCCCTCGAATCCGGTTCCACGTCTCCATTGTGCGAAGCAGGATGGTATGCTCACCCTCCTTGAACTTGAGGACGTACTCTGGTAACGGTGACACCCTGAAGTCATAAGGCAGACCGATTGCTTCAAGCAGATCGTCCATAGACCGCATGAGGATATCGCGCAGCATTGGCGCCACTGGCTCAAATAACGCCGACACAAACCCCACGTTGGCCGCAGCAACATTGATTGCCTTAGCGCAAAGACCGTAAGTTTTGCCAGCGCCGAATCCTGATACCAGACCCAAAATGCGGTGGTCTTGATCTTCACAGAAGGCAGCTTGGTGTGGCAGCAAGGTCGAATTGAGGCGGCTTAGGACCTCCTGTACTGACAGGCTCTCATCATCGGGATCGGCTAATATTAGCCCTTCAGGGATAGCGTCTAGAATGCTTGGCACTTGATGCGATCCTTTGTCCTAGGTTATTTTATTTGTTGAAGCTATAAAGCGATGTCAGACATTGGAGATTTTATCAGCATTGCATCGAGATATCCTCTTTTAACGCAGACTCAAGAGATTGAGCTAGGGCGACGGATCCAGGCCTGGTTGCAGCACTCAGACCCGCCACCGTCGCTAGTCCGGTCAGGCAGGAGAGCCCGTGATCAGTTCGTGTGTTGTAATCTGCGGCTCGTTGTTGCCATTGCTAAAAAGTATACATCCAAATTAAAGAATACCAATCTCACATTCCAGGACTTGATTCAAGAAGGCACCCTGGGCTTGCAACGCGCAGCAGAGAAATACGACCCAGAATGCGGCTACAAAATGTCAACATATGCGTACTGGTGGATTCGGCAGGCGATCACACGCAGCCTCGATACCAAATCTTTGATGATCCACATCCCGAGCGGTGCAAAGCGTAAGATGCAGTCTTATCGAGAAGCAGCTGAGGCAGGTGGCAGCCAGGAAGAAATTCTAGAGAGAGCAAATCTGAAGCAACGAGATATCCGCACCATTCAGCAAGTTGTGATGTGTCAGAACGTAGGGGCGCTTGATGCGCTCGATGTACATATTTGATTTTATATATTGACATTTCATGAAAGCCTATGCTATAATTTGAATATAGAGGGCAAAGAGCTCTCCCTTTCACAACATGACCACCTACACCGAAACAGCACTTTTCTACTCTGAACGCCTAGCGGAGGTTTCAAAGAAAGACAACACCACCGCCAATTGCCATGGCGTAGTGTTTTACCCTAATGGACATGTCTACTACAACAAAAAGCGCATTAAGCAAGCTGATGTTGTGCAAACCATCGCTGCAATCCTGGAGTCTGAAGATAAAACAATGGACCAGAAGAACACCCCACGCAAAAAAGCAGGCAGCGCAGGGCCTCTGACATGGGACAGACTGAATCAAGCTACGAAGGACTTTTTCTTTGAGCTGGCCAATCAAATCGTGCAAATCACCGATGACGTCAGCTTCGAGAATGGCCACCCCCCAGCTGCACGTCTTGGCCGCGACATCCCAAAAATCAGCCTAAAGAACGCTCCGCG